AGATGACTTGTCAGTTAACAGATGGTTCAGAATACAAAGGTGGTGAATTAGAATTTGATTTTAGAAACTATGATCCACATATGCGAGACGAATCAAAACATAGAATACAGTGTAAAGAGATATTACCCAAAGGATCTATTATTGTATTTCCTAGTTTTGTGTGGCATAGAGTTAAACCAGTAACATCAGGCACAAGATATAGTCTTGTGGTATGGCATTTAGGGAGGCCTTTTAAATAATGTTTATAAATAGTTATTTTCCAACTGTAATATGGAGTGAAGAAAAACCAGAGTTTGTTAAATCGTTAAATAAAGCAAGTAACAAATATATTAGTGATGCTCGTAAGAGAGAAAAAGAATTTATAAAAAAAAATGGTGACTTTGGAAGATCATATCATTCAACACAACTTCTTACAGATAATGATTTTTTAGATTTTAGAAATTACATTGGTCAAAAGTCATGGGAATATTTAGATCACCAAGGTTATGATATGTCACAATATCAAACTATGTTTAGTGAAATGTGGGTACAAGAGTTTGCTAAAAAAGGTGGAGGTCATCACTCTGCACACATACATTGGAATCAACACGTATCAGGATTTTACTTTTTAAAATGCAGTGATAAAACTTCTTTTCCAATATTTCACGAACCAAAGACAGGTGCAAGATGCACAAAATTAAAAATGAAACCAGACTTAAAAGGTGTATGGGCAGGTCACGAACAATTTCACCTTAAACCAAAACCAGGGACATTAATTATATTTCCAGGGTACTTGGAACACGAGTATGCAGTAGATTTTGGTATTGAATCATTTAGATTTATACATTGGAATATACAAGCAGTGCCAAAAGAAATGGCTAAAGATGTCGTTTAAAAAAAATAAATACACAGTTATTAAACAAGCTATATCAAAAGACCTAGCAGCTTTTGTTGCAAACTATTTTTTAATGCAAAAACAAGTTTATGATACTTGTAAAGCTTCAAGATACTTTTCTCCATTTGAAACTATCATAGGATATTATGAAGGAGAGAATGAACAGATACCACATACCTATTCTCAATACGCTAATATGGCTATGGAAACTTTATTACTTAAATGTCAACCAGATATGGAAAAAGCGACCGGACTAAAATTATATCCTGCATATACCTATGCACGAATTTATAAAAAAGGTGATGAACTTAAAAGACACAAAGATAGATTTAGTTGTGAGATATCAACTACTATGAATCTTGCCGGTGATGATTGGCCTATATATCTCGAGCCATCAGGAAAGACTGGTAAAAAAGGTATTAAAGTAGATTTAAAACAAGGAGATATGTTAGTGTATTCTGGCTGTGAGCTAGAACATTGGCGAGAAAAATTCAAAGGTAAAGAATGTGTACAGGTTTTTCTACATTATAACAATCGTAAAACGCCAGGATCAAAAGATAATATGTTCGACAAACGTCCACATTTAGGTCTTCCTTCTTGGTTTAAACGATGATATAATTCTTAGATGGAGGCAGGGCACCACCACATACCCCCTGTCTCCTTTTAAGGACATTTATGAATTTAGGTTTTGACGCAATCTCACAACTTCCTATATCTCAAGTAGGAGCAGATAACACAGTAACAATCATAGCAACAGGTAATAACTTAGTTGCTAACATAGGTAACCCAAGTATTGCAGCAGATGCAGTAACGGAACTTGTTACAGGTAATGCACTTACACTTGGTATTGGAACAGTCACAATAGTTGGTACAGCTAATTTAGAAGCACCTAAAACACCAATTGTTTTAGGAACGGGGAACGTTACAGTTACTGCAGATGCTAATGTTACGGCTTCTGGAAACAACTTGATTATAAGTAGTGGATCTGTTAGTATTGTTGGAAACGCGAACATAGAAGCACCAGCTACCGCTATGACTTTAAGAACAGGCGAAGTAGGTGTTATAACGTGGAATGAAATTGTACCAGGAGCAACAATGGTTTGGACACCAATTAAACCGTACGGATAATATATGGCATCAACATTTTCAACAGATCTAGCATTAGAATTAGTAGCAACCGGTGAGAAAGCTGGTTTATGGGGATCTATCACAAATACTAATTTACAAATATTACAACAATCAACTACAGGTGTAGTAGATGTAGCAATGACAGCTAGCTCTGATAAAACTTTACTTTTATCAGATGGTGCAACATCTGATGGTAAAAATCTTTATTTAAAACTTACTGGCACTATGACTGGTAATGTTAATCTTATTATACCTGCATCAACAACTGGTGGTACAGCTACTAGAGTTTATGTAGTACAAGATGCAACAGATAGAACTACAACAAATAAATATACATTAGGTATTAAAACGGCTGGATCATCAAATCCAATAGCAGTCCCTGTTGGAGCTACAATGTTAATTCATTCTGATGGAACAGACGCAAGATTAGACATTTTACAAAAAGGTAACTTTGCAATTACATCAAGTTCTATTACTGCATACACTGCGGTTGCTGGTGATAATTTATTAATAGATACACAAGCAGCTCAAGTTACAATTACATTACCAGCATCACCTGCCATGGGTGATGAAGTTAGTTTTATGGATGTATCTCCAAGTGGAGGTTTTGCTACTAACAAAGTAACAATAAACAGAAACAGTCAACCAATTAGAGGTGCTGCATCTAATTTAGAATTAGTTGCTAACAATCAATCGATTAAATTAAGATACACTAACGCAACTAAAGGTTGGCAATACGTATACAACGTAACATCATAGGAGTAAAAAATGCCGCTTACGAAAATTAAGTTTGCTCCTGGAATCGACAAACAAGATACATCAGTTGGAGCAGAGGGTCGTTGGGTAGATTCTGATAATGTAAGATTTAGATATGGCCTACCAGAAAAAGTAGGCGGTTGGCAATCTCTCTTAACAGATACTATTGTAGGCGTAGCTAGAAAACAACATGCTTTTGTTGATACTGATGGTAATAGATATGTAGCTCTTGGTACAGATAAATTTTTACTTTTATATTTTGAAGGTCAACTATTTGACATAACTCCATTACAAACTGCAATCACAGGTGCAACTTTTACTTTTAATGGAACAACAACTGTAACTTTAACAACATCAGCGGACCACGGAATTGCTGTAGGAGATATTATTAGACTAAGCTCTACAACCTTACCAGGTGGTACAACGGGTGTAACAACAGCAACTTTTAATGATATAAACTTTCAAGTTTTATCTGTTCCAACTTCTACAACTTTAACTATTCAAGCGGCTACTGCAGGTTCAGCATCTAGTGGTGGATCGGTAACTATTACTCCTTATGAAGTAGTAGGTCCAGCAGCACAATCTTATGGTTATGGTTTTGGTATTGGAAACTATGGTGGAACAATTACAGGTGTTTCACAAACAGAATTAGATGGATCGTTAAACGCAGACACTGCAGGTACAGGTGGATCGGGGACCGCGGTTACTGTAGACTCAACTACTGGTTTTGATGCTGCGGGTACTATTTTAGTAGGTAGCGAATTAATTACATATACATCAAAAAGTTCTACACAATTTTTAGGTATTACTAGAGGTACAAATGGAACGGCGACTGCTGGTACATCAAATGGTCAGGCACATAGTACTAACTCTGTTGTTCAAAATGCAACTAACTTTACAGGTTTTGGTAGTGCAGTACAGGCATCAACTGTAACTCTTGAACCAGGACTTTGGTCATTGAGTAATTTTGGTGAAGTTCTTGTTGCAACAATTGCTAATGGTAAAACATTTACGTGGAACGCAGGAGCTGCTAATCCTACAGGAACTAGAGCATCTACATCTACATCTGGATTTGCAACAACTAATAATCCAACTGCAACTAGAGTAACACTTATCTCACCAACAACACGTCACTTAATTCATTTTGGAACTGAAGTAACAATAGGTACACCAACAACTCAAGATGATATGCTTATAAGATTCTCTGTTGATGAAGATATAAATAACTATACACCAGAGGCAACTAACACAGCAGGGACACAAAGATTACAAGACGGTACAAAAATTATGGGGGCCTTAGTTGCAAAAGAAAATATCCTAGTGTGGACTGATAATGCATTGTATGCAATGAAATTTGTAGGTGCGCCATTTACATTTGGCTTTGAACAAGTTGGTACTAACTGTGGATTAATTGGTAAGAATGCAGCTATTGAAATTGATGGTGTTGCCTATTGGATGGGTAACAATGGTTTCTTCTCTTTTGATGGTACAGTTAACACACTACCATGCAGTGTTGAAGATTTTATTTACGATGACATTGATACCACGAAAGGACAACAAATATGTGCGGGTATAAATAATCTATTTACAGAAGTTATTTGGTGGTATCCAACATCTAATGCTACTTTTAATGATAGATATGTAGTTTACAATTATGGTGAAGATAATTCTAATTTAGCTATGGGTAATTGGTATACAGGTACAAATACAAATTCTATAAGAACAACTTGGATTGATTCATTAGTATATCCAAAACCATATGCAACTGCATATAACAGTACAGCTACAGGTACATTTCCTATTATTCAAGGTGAAACAGGTTTAGGTCAAACCGTATTTTTTGAACACGAAATAGGAACTGATCAAGTTAATCCTGATGGTAGTACAACAGCTTTAACATCTTTTGTAGAGTCTTTTAGTTTTTCACTACAAAAAGATCAAAGTGAAGTATTTTTAGCTATGCGTAGATTTTTACCAAACTTTAAAGTATTAACAGGTAACAACCAAGTAACTATATCTGTAAAAGATTTTCCAGCTGATAATAGCACAGCTACAAATTTAAGTCCTTTTACAATTACATCTAGCACAACTAAAGTTGACACTAGAGCTAGAGGAAGATACGCAAATATTAAAATAGAAAACACAGGAGCCGGCGAATCGTGGAGATTTGGTACGTTTCAAGTGGACCTACAACCAGATGGAAGGAGGGGATAATGGCAAAAATAGTAGTAAGATTACCAGAGCCTAAAAAAGAATATAGTGAAGATAACCAAAGACAGATTAACAGAGCATTAACAACTTTAATAGAACAATTAAACTCTACATATTTAACACAACAAAAAGAAGACCAAGAACGATTTACTTGGTTAGGATTAGGATAATGGCAAATATATATAAAAACGAAAAAACAAGTTTAACAAATACAGATTTAACTACACTATATACAGTGCCATCAAACTCTAGAGCTATTGTAAAATCATTATTAGTAGCAGAAGACAACGCTGGTGCAGCAGTTGTAAAAGTTACTTTAGTTGATGCTAGCTCTAATATATTTGTAGTAGATAATGATGTTGATTTATCAGCTAATCAAAAAGAACAAGTATTAAGCGAGCCTTTAATTATGAAAGAAAGTGAGATATTAAAAGTACAGGCTAGTAGTGGTCAAGTAGATGTTATTGCGTCAGTATTAGAAATAAACAGGGAGGACAGATAATGCCATTTGTAGAACAAGAAGAAGGTTACGAAGAAAAAATAATAGATGGTAAAACAGTCAAAGTATATAAACCAAGAGTAGAAGTAACTATAAAACATCTTCAAACAGGCAGAGAATACTTGTCTGATAAAGAAGCAGAAGATGATGTAAATAGCCCAATTACTGACACTACACAGGATGATATATCAAGAAATGTTAATATTATAGTAGGACCATCAGCTTTTGGTAACAAAACTAATCTATAGGAGTCGTTGACGAATGTATAAAAACCTAGTAAATTGTGATACACTCGCCTATTTACAAGCTTTGCGCACTTGCTTTAACATCAATAATATAAAGAGAAACTATGGGATTTTTTGATAAATTTATACCAAAAGAAATAACAAAACCTTTTACAAAAGTAGCACGTAAAGTTATTCCAAAAGAGTTAAGACCCGCATTACCTTTTTTAGCAGCGGCTACACCTTTTTTATTACCAACAACAGGAATATTTGCTAGTAACATAGCAAGAGCTTTAGCTTCAGGTGCAGCTAATATAGGATCACAAAAAGTTTTAGATCCAGAGGGTGAGTTAAATGATTTATCTGTATTATTAGCTGGATTAAGTGGTGCGATGACTGGGCCAAAAACAGCAGACAATTTAAGAGCTGGTATGAACTTACCAGAAACAACAGCAAGAGAAGCTGGAATTATGAGAGCAAGTGGAATACCTGCTGGTGATATTACAGGAGTAGGTAAAACAGGATTTTTTGCTGGAGCAGAAAATTTAGGTAGAGAAGGATTAGCAACTCTATCTGACTATATGACTGGATCTCAAGAAGCATTAGCAAATTTAGGAGCTGATCCAGGATCTTTATTTACAAAAGCTGGAGCAAAAGCAGCAGGTAAAGCGATAGCCCCAATAGCAGCACAAGGAACAGGTGATCTTGCATATGCAGAAGCAACTAGAGCATTAAGAGAGTTTAATGCAGCAGAAGCGGCAGAACTAGCACAAGCAGGATTAGATGAAGCAGCAATTGCAAATGCTAGAAGAGCTGCAATTAGAGAAGCGATGGAAGTATCTGGATTTACAGAAGAAGACATATTAGAAACATTTGACGAAATAGGATTAAAAGAAGGTGGTATTGTATCTTTAGCAGAAGGTGGTATGTTAGACTTTGGTGGAAAAGAAATGGATTTAAGAGGTGGTGGATTTGTGCCAATAGGCAAAAAAGAAAAAGCAGATGATGTGCCAGCACGATTATCTAAAAACGAATTTGTAATGACTGCTGATGCAGTCAGAGCAGCAGGTGGTGGTAGTGTAAACAAAGGCGCACAGCGTATGTATAATTTAATGAACAACTTAGAGGCTAGAGCATAATGGCAGTAGAACAAACACAAGTATTACCAGCACCGGTACTAGAAGGCGCGCTTACAGCCTTTACAAAAAAATTACAACCGTTAATT